CGTGCAGGCCAGTTGGACTTACGGCCTGTGGATGGTTCGCATGTTTGGCTATTTCATTCGCCTGCGCGCGCCTTGGAACGAACCCCTTTTCAGCGAACGCAATGGATACGACCCGGTGATCCCGCTTGGCTTTGGCTGGCGCATAACCATTCGAAAGGTGCCGGTTGATGGCTAAAGCAGGACGCAAGCGCAAAGCCGGCAGCCGCGAGAAGAACGGGCGCCTATCCCGTGCAGGCATCGATCGCTTCGACAAGGGTACTGAACACGCTCAGATCATGCGCGAACTATACGGGACAGACTGCACCGACGCGATAGGCCGTGCATACCGCTCAGGGCTGCTAGGAGAGGGCACAGAGGCCAAGACCCTGCTGGACCTGGGGAGGGCGATCCACAACGCCTACTGGTCAACCTACGGCACCGGACGGATAACCTGCACTCTTGGCGAGCGCACTGGCGGCTCAGTAGTCAGCATCGACAGCGTAAGGGCGAAGAAGCGCGAGGACTGGCTGAACGCATGCCTCAGTGTTTCGCACGAGCGCGGGGACAGGCACCGCAAGTCGTTTTATCAACTGGTGATCGACGTACACCCGGACTGCGGGCCTGACTGGCTTGACCGCCTCCTGCCTGCCGCAAAGCATACACAGTGCATCATGGGAGTTGATGGGGCCGAGGAACTTGACCGGGCATTATGTGTTTTGCGCGATCTAGCCTCTTGACGATTCAGGAAAAATCTGAAATGGTCACAAATTGATGGTGGCGATTTTCGCCCTCCATTACTAAGACCTAGTATCTAGGCCGCCCGGGTTGATCGCCGGGCGTAGAATTTTCAAGCTAGCTGTGAGAGCGTGGGGTTCCAGCTACCCTGTCCGCAGGGTTGATGCTCACCCGTAAGGCAAGCATTCGCTCTTTCGCAGCTAAACCCCATTGGCGGCACCCTCCCTACCGCCAGTCCCGTCCACCCATCGAAGCACTCGCAACGCCCACTCTTATAGGGGCATCAATCGATGTGCGTCGGACGGGCGAAATTCGAGAGGTGAACATGCCTCGATACATTCGCCGCCCTGTTAAGCGCGTCCGTTCCGATGCCGAGTGCTTTGGATGGGATGAGCCTCCCTTGCTCAGTACGATCGAGGTGAGTGAATCCGAACCGGTCGATACCGGACTGCTGGACAGCGACGGCAATGAGATATGGCGCATGAAGGACCCGATAGGGTTTGTGCATCACGATTAACAGTCAGCCTCAAAGGAGGCTTCAATGAATCCTGAAACAACAGGTCGCAAGCAGGATGGCACTTTCGCCAAGGGTATCTCTGGAAACCCAGCGGGAAGGCCAAAGGGCACGCGGCACCGCCTGGGGGAAACATTCCTCGACGCGCTATTGGCAGACTTCGAGAAGGCTTGTGCGGACGACCCCTCGCAAGGCGCGCTCGCCATCCAGATGATGCGTCTGGAAAAGCCGAACGAATACGCGAAGATGATTGCTTCGATCCTGCCTAAGGAAATCGAAGGGACAATCACGGCGACGTTAGGCGAAGCGCTGGATGCACTCGGCGATGATGACGACGATTGACCCCGATCCGGCAAAGCTCCGGCGGCTCAAAACTGACTTCGAATATTTCGCCAAACACTGCCTCAGGATCAAGACTAAGTCGGGCACCTTCACCCCGTTCAGGCTGAACAAGGCGCAGAAGCGCCTCCATGACGAGCTTGAGTATCAGCGCCGACAGACAGGCAAAGTAAGGGCTATAATACTCAAGGGGCGCCAGATGGGCGCCTCCACCTATATCGAAGGCCGGTTCTACTGGAGGCTGTGGGGAGCCAAAGGGCTTACTGCATCGATCCTGACGCACGAACAGAAGGCGACGGATAATCTGTTCGCGATGGCCAAGCGCTATCACGACAATTGCCCGCCAGCGTTAAGGCATCCGACCAAGGCGGCGAACGCGAAGGAATTGGCCTTCGAGGGGCGGGAATGTTCGTACAGTGTGGCAACCGCCGGCACGAAGGAAGTTGGACGCTCCAGCACGATCCAGTTGTTTCATGGCTCGGAAGTGGGTTTCTGGCCCAATGCCGAGGAACACACGGCGGGCTTACTCCAGGCTATTGCCGATCAGGCAGGAACGGAGCGGATCTTCGAATCCACTGCCAACGGTATCGGGAACGTGTTCCAGCGCCGCTATAAGGCGGCTGAGAGAGGTGACAGCGAAGACCGGGCGATCTTCATGCCGTGGTATTGGGATGAAGGGTACAGGTTAGACCCGCCAGAGGACTGGATCCCGCCGAAGCAATGGGGCGAATACGCTTTCGCCAACAGGCTCGAGCCAGATCAGCTTTATTGGGCATTCGTCAAGAACCGGGACATGGCCACGGCAACGGGGCAGTCCGAAGACGAGCCGTGCTGGAAGTTCAAACAGGAATATCCCTCAAACAGCGAGGAAGCATTCCAGACGGCGGGCAACAGCTTCGTGCCGTCGAATCTCGTTGCGAAGGCCCGTAAGGAAAAGGTTCAGGGTATTGGCCCGCTGATCATCGGTGTGGACCCTGCAAGAGGCGGGGGCGACAAGACAGGCGTTATCGCTCGCCGGGGCAGATTGGTGGGCAAGGAAATCTGCGACCTGTGGGACGTAGATGACACAATGATCATTGTTGGCCGGGTGGCCAAGTTGATCAAGCTGCACTCGCCGCAACTGGTGAACATCGATGTTGGCGGTCTGGGTGCGGGCGTTGTCGATCGCTTGAAGGAATTGGGCTTCGCTGAGGTCCACGCGGTGAATTTCGGCAGCAGCCCCATAGGCGTTGGTCCTACCGGCGACGAATTATACGAAAACCGCCGGGCTGAAATGTGGGACGCGATGAGGGATTGGTTTGCTGATCCCGCAGGAGTCCAGATACCCGATCTCGACAGCCTGCATGGCGATATCTGCGCTCCAGTGTGGGGATCAGGCCAGACGCGGCACAAGTCGAACAATGAACTGGTGATCGAGCCGAAGGACAAGATCAGGGAGCGGCTTGGAAACAGCCCTGACCTTGGGGACGCGCTTGCGCTGACCTTCGCTGTCCCGATCACGCAGGCCCTTTACGACGATGATTACGAAGATACGGCGCGCGGCCGCAACTCACAGACCGGATACTAGGGAGGACCGCTATGCCAACGTATGACAGTATTACCGTATCTGAGGCTGCTGCGGCGCTTCATCGGAGAATACAAGCGCAACTGGCGGCGGTCATCGAAGGCGCCGATCGCGCTGCCTTAGACGAGCTTGAGCGCGTCGGTGCGGTATCCACGCGTTACGTTGCGCACGGGGAGTGCGAAGATGGACATTGACGCATGGCTCGCCGAAAATCTGCCGTCCGTAAAGGCCGAAGTAGGCCCGGCTCAATCAACAACCGCTGAGGGAGTCCCGTATGTGACGCTGGTGGTCGGCGGCGTGAAAGCAGAGTGCCAGCCCTGGCCGGTCACTTCATACTCGGCGGCAGAAGCATGGGCGGGATACCTGCAAGAACTTGCCGCATACATTGGGAATGCCAAGCGGCTTGTATGGCGCCAGAAGCCCACGCTCGTTGAGTGGGACGACAAGTTTTACATCCGTAGCCGGTTGGTGACGTTCTGATGGACATCGACCAGACCATCGACCTCCCCACCACCGAAGATGATGTAATCGAGCAGGCGCTTGCCGAAGTCACCGCATCGCAGATTCTTGACGGGCTTGCTCAGACCGAGGGCAATATCACCGACATGCTCACCGAAAGCCAGTTGGTAGAGCTGGGTGCGCAGGTAATCGACGATTATGAGCAGGACCGCAAAGACCGTGACGACTGGGAGCGGGTAGCGCGTGAATCGCTTGAGCGGGCCTCCCAGGAGAAGGCGCGCGAGGAAAAGACCTACCCGTGGACCAAGGCCAGCAACGTCCAGTATCCCTTGCTGACTGTTGCCGCGCTCCAGTTCAACGCTCGGGCCTATCACGCCATTGTGAAGGGCGATGAAGCTGTTTCGGTAAAGGTAGTCGGGTCTGATCGCGGAATGCCTCAGATCGGGCCTGACGGGCAGCCTGTGATGACCTTGCAGGGCATGCCTATCGTCCCCACGGCTCAAGGACCGATGCTGGCGACACCGCAAGGCCCGATGCCGATTGCGGAACTGCCGGAAGAGCTACAGCAAGTTCCGCCCGAACCCATGTGGCAGCGACCCCCCGGCGCCAAGGCCGAGCGTGCGTTGAGGGTGAAGGAATTCCTGAACACCACGATCTTCTACCGCATGGACGGGTGGGAAGCCGATACGGACATGCTCCTGGTGCAGTTGCCGATCATTGGCTGTGCATTCCGCAAGGTCTATTTTGATGCGGCAGAGCAGAAGCATTGCTCAAGGCTGGTTTCGGCGCTGAACCTGATCGTTCCATGCGACACCAAGGAGATCAAGACCGCAGCCCGTATCTCGGAAGTGCTGCCGATGATGGCACCTTACGAGATCCTTGAGAAAATCCGCTCGCAGTATTTCCGCGCTCCCGATTTCCTTGAGGGCGAGGAGTTCGACGCCAAGCCCCGCAAGCTGATCGAACAGCATTTGCGCTACGATCTGGACGGGGACAATTACCCCGAGCCGTATATCGTGACGGTGGACCATGAGAGCCGCGAAGTGCTGCGGGTTGTGGCCAATTACGCCCCGGATGACATCGAGCGGGCACCGGGCGGAATGCTGACCCGGATCAAGGCCGGGGTCTATTACGTCAAATACGGGTTCTTCCCGCATCCCGAGGGCAAGTTCTACGACATCGGGCTTGGGCATCTGTTGGCGCCGATCAGCAATGTCGTTGATACGATCGTCAATCAGGTGATTGATGCCAATACCGCGATGGTGGCCGGCGGCGGGTTCATCGGTTCCGGTGTGAGATTGCAGGGAACGAACCGTTCCTCGACGATCCGCATGCAGCCTGGCGAATGGAAGTCGGTCAACGTTCCTGGTGATCAGTTGCGGAGCGCGATGGTCGAGCGGACATTCCCGCAGGTCTCGCCCGTGATGTTCAATATCCTTGAGCTGATGCTTGGCGCGGCTCAGGACATTTCCTCGACCAAGGATGTTCTGACTGGTGACGCCAGCAACAATGGCCAGGTCGGTACTACTCTGGCTCTGATCGAACAGGGCTTGCAGTCGTTCACGGCAATCTACAAGCGCATCTATCGCTCGCTCAAGGATGAGTACGGGCTTCTGGCAAAGAGCATTGAGCGCCACGCCGGACCTGAGGAACAGGCGGATTACGTCAACATACTGGATGAGCCGAACGCCAATCTGCGGGAGGATTTCAATTCCGCCGACATGGACATTCGCCCGGTAAGCGATCCCTCGAACGTCACGAAGATGCAGAAGCAGGCGAGGGCGCAGTTCCTGCTTTCCACTGCGCCTATGGCGACCGAGGCAATGACGAACCCTGTTGTACGGGCGATGCTCAAGCGGGCTTACGAAGCAGCGGACATTGAAGATATCGACGAACTGCTGGTCGAAGCGCCGCCGTCACCGCCCGATCCACGGATTGAGGCGGAAGCGAACAAGGACATCGCGGACGCTGGCAAGTCCGCCGCCCAGACTGCCGAGATCGAACAGC